CTCTGGAGCATGGGGTGCTCGCATAGGAACCAAGCAAGCCCAACGTCTACTTGACGAAGGCTACACTCCCGAATCAATTCCAATGATGACTCAGAAGGAAGTTGATTTTGCTCTAACTCCAGAAGGAGCTGCTGCAAAGCTCGATACAGAAACTCAAGAATCATACGACCAACGTGCTGAGATGGATGCTACAGAATCAGCTCAACTTGATGAGATGGATGCTCAACGTGCTGCCATGGATGCAGCAGATCGAAAAGTTCCAGTAGAAGAGGCAATCAGTTGGGTAGACAAAGATGACTACGATGTACTCACTGGAGCCATTGACCGAGTACAAGCTAGGTTAGATCAAACCACTAATCCAGTTGGTCGTAAGCCACTTGTTGCCCAAATTAATTTACTCAATCGTAATCGCGTTAAGCTACGCAATGGTGCAGCTCGTCAGGCAGAAATAGATGAGGAGTTAAAGACCGCTTCTGGTAAGGCACAAGAAACTCTCTTCAAAGAAAGTGAAGAATTATCTGACCTCAAAGAAACTGTCGCCCAAATTCGCAACTCACTTGAGGCTTCTCAAAACGCACCAGAACTTGCACCGACAACACGAGTGCCTACTAATGCGTCCGATGCGCCTGCACCTACAGCTCCAGAAGTAGAGCCAGAAGTTGCTCCAGCTCCAGTAGCTAAGACAATAGAAGAAGGCGAAGCAGATACTTCTGTTTTAGATGATGTTGCTGAAGCAGCAGAATATACAGCACCAGAAGCTGCTCCAGTGGTTGATGATGTTGTTGAAGCAGCAGTACCAGAAGCTGCTCCAGTAAGTAATGGTCGCCCTCGTGCTGACTTAACATTAGCGTCTATCTCTTTACTTCAAGAGCTGGGTGTTGATCAAAAGGTTATAGAAAGGGCAGTTAAAAGTAAGCGACCAGATCAACGCAAGAAATTAATGAAGCAGATCGTTGAGGCTAAAGGACTTGCGGTAGAAGGCGAAGACGTTGCCAGTATCTCCATTAATGATCTGGCTGCTCGAATTAAAACTTATACAGATGAGCAAGTCACCACTGCAACCGAGACTGCTCCAGTTCAAAGACCAGTTGAGACTGCTGAAAGCCCAGACTATACGACAGCACAGATGGATTCGGACATTCCAAATTCTGATGACGCTCGTGTACTTGCTGATATAATGAATATACTGGATGAGCCTGCACCTAAAGCTAAAGAAGCAACTCCAGAAGCAGCTCCAGAAGCAGCTCCCATTTCCGAGGTTCCAGAAGCAACTCCAAGAGTTGCCGATCCAGCACCTATTCCATTCGAGGAGATTAGTAGAACAACGCTAAATGATTTGGGATTGACTTCAGAAGACAACGCTATTCTTCTTGAGGTACTGAAGTCAACGGGCAAGTCAACCTCTAGGACTTCATCCTATACAGTTGGATCAATGACCATTGATAAATTTGATATGATCTCTACTGACCTAACTACCGCGCAATGGGGCCGTTATTCGACTAGCTTGAAGAAGCGCATCGATGCTCTTAAAACTGTTGAAGAGATTCGTCAAAAATTAATGCCTAACGGAATAATTAAGAATACTCAGTCCAGAAAGTTGGCGGTTGCAGAAATACGCAAGAAGTTTAAATCCCACGGCACTGTATTTGTGGACAATGCAGTTGCTTTGTTTGATAGATTTGGCGACTTAGGCTACGCGGATACAGCTCCTATCTTTGGGAAAGCAAAGAAAGGAAATGAAGGAACTTGGGAACCAAATGCGAAGCGTAATCGAGTTAATATTTCAGACGGAGAAGGTCTTACAACCCCCAAGCTAGCGATTTTCTACCATGAAATGGCTCACTGGATGTATGGCAACATACTGACTCCAGGTCAAAAGATTGAGTTCATGGAATCCATGGGCAAATACTACAAAGAAGATGGTAGTTTAGACCAAGAAAAATTAACCAATGCACTCCCTTATGGCAATAAGAGTCGAGTATCAAAAGAAGAGCTTGGACAATACAGTTCTTCTGATGGAACAGTCATTGGTACTAACTCAGACTTGTCTCCACAAGAGTTTTTTGCAGAGAGCTTTTCTATGTTCTCCATGCGATCTCATGCATCTCCAGATGCCCAGCTAGAAACTTTTTTCCAAAAAGTGCAGATTCATTTTAAGTATTTATACGAGCGTTTCATTAAGCAGTCTGGTGTAGTTGATCCAGATTTAGAACGCCTATTCATTAACATCATCCCTAATGAAAAACAGCATCGTGATCTTCTGACCGAGAACGTAACAAAGGTTGCGCTGTTAAATGCTGAACCGAAGACTCCAACAGGCCAAGCTATCCGTATCCGTATAGCCACTGCCAATGATCACAACATGGGAATAGAAGAAGCACTTGGTAACACTTCCATCATTGAGAAAATGAAAGAGTTAGGAAAAGAGTTCTACTCTCTATCTAGTCAGCGTGGAAAGACGGGTGCATTCAGACAAACTACTGCAATTAATCCAGAGCTACGAAAAGCATCCGAAGGCATCTATGCTTCTATCCGTGAGTTCTATGGAGAAGCAAATGAAAAGATGGGTGGAGATCTTGATTGGGAAGCAATTGAATCAGGATTCCAAGAACTTCCTAGGGATGCAGAGATAGAGCTATCTGAAATTCTATCAGCAAAATGGGAAAAAGGTGGAATTCGTGAGTTAGTTTCTAAGCTAGATGACACTCTCCGAGCGCAGTATTTCCGTCACGAGCAAGAGCTTATCTTATCTGGCATGTCTAAAGAATCCTTCCCAGAAGCTCTTGATAAGTACCGAGATGGATTCAAGATCAAGGTAGAGTGGCAGAAGAAGAAGCCAGAGATAATGAACCCTACTCTAGTTGAATGGGCTACCAAGGCGAAGTCTAAAAACGTACCCAAGACTCCTCGTGACCAGTTGAACTCTGATAAGTTTGCACTCAAGAAATTAAGCATTGAAGAACTAACTCGTATGGCGACAGGTGTCGATGAGGAGGCACAAAAAGCCGCCATTGTTTTACTTGAGAAATGGAAATCAACGTCTGCAAAAATCCCTAAAGGATTCAAAGCTAAGAACTCAGCGATTGACAAAGGAACCATTGCAGAAATCCAAGTCATTCTTAGAGAGGCATTGATTGATTCAGCCGCTGGTGACGCTAGGGCAAGCTCTGTGATTAAGGAAGCTAGGCTTGAGATGGCTAATCGAGGACAGAAACGTAATCAAAAGAAAGCTAATCGATCAAACCTAAACAACGTAGTTAGGATTCTAGTTGCCAAAGAAGAGCGGCTATTTAATGGGCCAATAGATCCCGATGAGGGAATCCCAGAAAACATATCGGCTGTCGGAAAAGAGTTCTTAACAATGTTTACTCATAGGTCTCCTGACGTACAGACAGGACTCCGCACAGTGATGGCTCGATTCCTAAACATGCTAGACATGGATGCCAACTCAGAGTTCTTAGGTACTAAGTTCCTAGACAACTACACTTTGATGGGTGATCTACAAAAGCATTGGGGAAAGATTGGCGATCCCAACACTCCCTATGCTAAAGACATGGTTAACGAGCTAGATCTTAGCTCTCCAGAATCCAAGAAGTTCTTAGCTGATGGGCGTAGAAATGTTGTGTCACTGTCAGGCACTAACGCTGAGATGGTTCGTGATGGTATTCGAGGCATGGCTAGACTTGCGTTACGGACTCAAGCTATACCCTCCTCTAGCAAGATTGCCATCTTAGATACCTATCGATTGCAGCCAGAGTCTGTTAAGAAAAAGGTTGTTGGTCAGGTTGGAGGCGCAGCTACTGAGCACCAGCAGATGGAATACTTCTTTACCGAAGCGTTCATCCATTACTTATCTGGCAAGTTCCCAGAGAAAGATAACATTTTTACTGGCCTTGACTCACGAGAAGCCGACAAGATTATCGACATCTTTGATGATGTGCGTGACAGTGTTAAGTATCTTACTGATGGCATCGTTGATAAGAGCAAATTGGTGGGCATCTTTGATGAGCTTGCACACTCAGAGCCTCTAGGAGCGAATCAGATTAAGATCCAAAGGTCTGATGCTACAGCAGACACAATGCTTAGAGGAGTATTCCCTGCAATGAAAGATGAGATGGTGAGTAGCTATCTTATGTACCTTGCAAAAACTAGCCCAACACGACTTGAGTTACTTAATAATGCTGCATCAGGCTATGGTAGAAAAGCTAACGGAGACATTCAAATCTTCTGGCATTCTTCTCCCAATGGTGGAGCATTGGATCGCTCTAATAATCCGATACTCCGTCAGTCGCGTGATGGTCAGCATGGTCGTGGAACTTATATGACCACCAGTGCTGATGTTGGTTATGATTCTTTTGCATTGAGACCCACCTACCAAGCCAAGAAAGCTATGGTGGATAAACTTGCTGTTGAACAAGATATTGATGAAGGCTCCTTGACGTACCAGAGGGTAATGAAAGATTTAGAAGACCTTCATAAAGCTCAACAAGACAGCTCTACTTCTGCCTCTTACATGATGAAGGCTCAAGAAAATGTTGGTGTGCTTGAAGCTCGAATTTCAAAGCTAATTACTGAGAGAGCCGATGATTCCTTGTTAGAGCAAGCAGAGCTAGATCTTGATAAGCAATTGGACGTTATCCAGATAATGAATGATAACTTTGTCGAATTAGACATGAACATTTCTGTTCTTCATAAAAATCTCAAGTCATCTGTGGGTTATAAGCCAGACCCAGTAATGATTCCACTGATTCTTAAAGCCGATAGGATGGCTATGTTTGATGCCACCATGCATCGTCCTGACAGCGACTTAATTTCTCAAATGCTAGGTCGTATTAAGCAGATTGAATCCAAGGTCGTTGATCCCAGCGAGACACAGCAAACTATACTCAATGGTGCTGAAGGTGGTATTGCCGAGAGGATTGCTGAACGAGTTAGTAACAATCTTAATGAGGATCACAGCCTAACTGGTCAAGATTTGTACAGCACTATGGTTAGCGTTTTGTCTGAGTCATTCCCTGACGATGAATCAGGCGTTCCTTTAGCTCGTGCGTTCATCGATGATGTCATTGAATCCCTTGGATATGAAGGCAAGGTTGGCTCCACCAGAAACACACTGAGAAGTGTGGGTAAGGATGGAGAGCTACTTGGATCTGAGACTAAGTTCTACAAAGAGGTTGTTATCTTTGACAGTAGAAAGACTAACCACCTAGCTTCAGACTTGTTCGATGAAGAAAGCTCAATGCTATACAGTAAGGTCGAAGTATTAAGTGAAGCTCAAAACCCTAACACGCCTGTCCTTCTGGCTGCTGTAAACTCCGAAGGTAATATTAATCATCGTGGATGGGCTGGTGTCGTAGGAAAAATGGAAGATGAAGGTGCTCCTCCGTCACTAACCAATGCGCTAGTTGCTGTTGCTAAACGCAAGACACTAAGTGAGGGTCAAGCTAATGCCCTAAAGCAATACGGGCCAAAGCAGTTCTTCTCAAAAGGTTCTGATCGTCTTCGTAGTAATGGTATGAAATGGCTGGGTGATTTCATCCAACCTCTCCACGGCACGGGCTTCCATGAAAGGCAGAACAGTGAGTTAGCTCGTAGGATTGTTCCGATCATTCAAAAGATCGGCAAACTTCCTGATGCCAAAGGAGTTATCGGAGCTTGGGCTAGCAAAAACAATCCGCTCAGAACTACTCAGGCTCCAAGCGTAACTCGTATTGTTAAGACTTTGCGGAGAACTGCTGGTCACGAGTCTGAAAAACGATTGTCTCCAGAAGAGTTCTCAGTCTATCAAGACCTTCGCGTTTTGTTCTCTCAAGAAGCAGCCAGCTTAAAGGAGTCTGGCGTAATCATGGGTAACATTGAGGACTACTTCCCTCAAGTATGGAACAAAGAGGCCATGATTCGTGACAAGGATGGAGTTATCTCTGACCTTGCTCGTCACTTAATGCGTGAGTCAATCACTGAGCGTAACTCTGACATAACTCCTGCTATCGCTATTGAGAAAGCTAAACTTATCTTCAATCGATTAACGGATGATGATGGTGTATTTATGCCACCTCCTACTTCTGGCAGGAGGGATTCAACTGGAGATCATATTGATTACCAGAGAATGATTCGCCTAGATAAGTATCCTGATTCACTCAAGTCTTTGGAGAAGTATCTGGAGAATGATCTTGAGGGCATGATGACCAAATACTTTGACATGTCTACTCGAAGAGTCGCTATGGCTAATAAGTTTGGTGCTAACTCCCATGGTTATTACGACTATATGTATACAGTCGAACATGGAATCCGTGGTGCAGTTGAGTTGATCACAAAAGGTAAGGTGTTCTCTCGTGAAATTATTATTCCAGAAGCTAATGGATCATCGAAGGCAACTATTGAAAATGATCTGTTCCAGCCTCTAACTCAAGACCCTGCGAAGGCGCAAGAGATTGCCACTCAAGCATTGGAGATTGCCAAAACTCAAGGCCCAACAGCCTCGCGTGATTACTTAATCTCTATTCACCCTAAAGCAACTATTGCTTGGGAGAAGAGGGCTGATGCTATCGCTAATGCTCTGGCTGAGTTTGAAGGCAAACAGGGAATGATCCAAGAGAAAGAGTATAAGTTTGCACAGGGTTTGTTTAACGTCACTCAGCGCAAGCCTGTGTCTCCTCAAGATACGTTCTTTGAGCAGAAGAACAGGACTTCTAAAACTCTACGATCTATTAACGCAGTGTCTCTTCTTGGTTGGACTACACTCACCTCGCTTGGTGATGTAGCTCTTCCTTTGATCAGATCTGGAAACTTCAGAGCGTGGACAAATGGAATACGAAAGTATGCCAGTGATCCACAGTATAGAGAGGACATTAAAAAGGTTGGTGTTGCGATTGAGAACTTAACTCATGAGCGTCTTACAGGTTTGGTTGGAGCTGATTCAACGAAGGCAACGAATGCTTTCTTCAACTTCACTATGCTGACTCCGTGGACAAACATGAACCGAGAAATGTCTGGTGCTGTATTCCATCAGGCCATTATCAGTGAGCAGCGTATAGCCTTAACTGCTAAGAAGGGAACAGCAAAATACCGCACATCGATGCGCTTCTTAAATCGTTATGGTCTGGCTGATTTTGGTAAGCAAGGTGCTAAAGATCTTAACGATCCTCGTGTCATGGATAACGACTCTGTTCGTGAGGGCATGATCCGCTTTGCTAACGAAAGCATCTTCACTCCCAACAGTAACGATGTACCTTTGTGGGCGCAGACTCCGTGGGGAAGCATTATCTTCCAGCTAAAGTCATTCCCAATAATGATGCAGCGTCTTACTCTTGGTGAGGGTGGGCTAGTTAGTGAAGCAGCATTACGCAATCCTTATCCATTACTTTACGCATTAACTATTGGTGCTGGTTTTGGAATGGCATCCATGGGTTCAAAGGATGTTATCCAGATGCGTGGTGGAGAAGATGAGCAAAGTGCAGCCTTCCGTAATCGAAACCTTTTAAAATCTTTGGGATACGATGAGAAGATCCACGGAAACCAAGACGACTTTGCTGGCTGGTATCTTGACGGCATGATCCAGATGGGTGGTTTAGGTCTACTCTCCAACATGATCTACGATTCGGCACAGCAGCTAGACAATGGGGCTTATGGTCAGATGCGAGTTGCTTCTACTGTATTCGGGCCATCAGTCGGCTTGTTTGCTTCTGCGTATAACGTAGCTGCTGGAGGAGCTGATGCAATTGGTGATGCCATGGGCAACAATTCTACCAACAGTAAAGAGCGTCAAGGTATTCGAGCATTAGCTGAACGAGTGCCAGTGCTTGGAGGAGTTAAATCTATTCGAGAGAATGTTGTTGACGCTCTGGCAGGAGGAGCTGAAAGCAGTTCTAAATCTAAGTCTGGGTTCGGAAGTGGTGGTGGGTTCGGAAGTGGTGGATTTGGTTCATGATAAAAGACAACGCAAGTCCTCACTTTAAGTGGTCGGAGTTTGCTTGTAAATGTGGGTGCGGTTGCACCTATGTTTCTCAAGATGCTATCGATAAGCTGGAGGAGTTGCGAGTTTTACTTGGTGCTCCAATTCAAATCAATTCAGCCTGTAGGTGTCCTATCCACAATGCCAAGATTGGTGGAGCACCAATGAGCCAGCATCGATCCACTAAGGCTAGCCCATCAACAGCATTCGACATCGCCATTGGCAACCACGATAAGCAGGATATTATTTCTCTGGCTGAACGTGTTGGATTTGGTGGTATCGGAATTAAATATAATACGTTTGTACATGTAGATGACAGACCTAACAAGGCAAGGTGGTAAGTATGTGGGACATGATTGGAGCAGCATTCGTTGGATCAGGTGCAGGAATTTTCGGATCAGTAGTTTCTAAATGCTTATCCATCTGGCAGTACAAGGAAGAGCTGAAAGCCAAGCAGTTAGACTACGAGCACGAGAAGTCTTTGCTTGATCGTCAGTTAGCAGCACGAAAAGAAGAGCTTGAGAGTGAGCAAGCAATTGTTAATATCTCAGCAGATAAATCTGTTAGAGTCGCTTCATACCAGCATGCCAGTAGTGTTGGAGAGACAAGCGTTTGGGTTAACAATGTGCTTCGATTGGTTAGGCCACTGCTCACAGTAATTATGGTTGCCCTTACTGCGTATGTTGCAGCTACCTTTGATGCTATTACTCAACGAGAACTAGCCGCTCAGATTATTGCAATCACATCCATGTGCTTTGCGTGGTGGTTTGGTGATCGTACTAAACAAAAGGCATCATCTTAAAGCCGAGGCTGTGGGTGATAACGCATGTACTTGTCATGATCATTACATGCCTCAGTGCCACCACAACTTTCACATGACCAAGTACCATCTTTGATGGGCTTGGCGAAGTGGCAGCTTGATGCCTCAACTGGTACTGAAACTTCTCCCCAGCACACATCTCTTTTGAAGCATCCTCGACATCTCCAATCCGTTATATCAACACTGATCTTAGCAGCATTGCCTTCCAGCACAGTCACTATCCGATGTTTTAGATAGCTCCACTCAAGCTGATCGAACTCCACAATCTCCGCATGATAGCGAGACTTGTCCTTGTTGTACGCAATGAAGAATGCCTCCTTCATGTCAGCCAGTGCCATATACATCATCAACTGACAGTAGTAACTGTGGTGTGAAATCTTCACGCCCTTGTTCAGAAACTTTTGGAAGCTCGTGTTGTTCATGGATTTGATCTCAAGGATGTATCTCTTGCCATCCAACTCAATCATGCCATCAGTATGGGAGCTGATGTGTCCACCTAACTCCTGATAACTCCACTGCTCTCCAGTAGCTGGATCATTCTCGATGACCACTGCACCCTTAATCTTTTTAAGGTCAGCGACAACAACTTCTTCGATCATGTGTCCCATCGCAAAGATGCGCTTGAGAAATGCTGGAGGCTCAGTGTTGGGGAAGCCTCGCAATGAAAACGCTAGGTTAGCGTCACATGGATTGCCTACTCCACTGGCCCCAATGTACTTGCGAGATTTACTCTCCGTCTCCAAGTCATACGCTTCATCGATCAGTGTTATGACATTAAGTGCTTGCGTTTGATCTGTCATTGAGAGTCACCTTATATAGATAAAGTCCATGTGATAAATGAATCTTATCAACTATATGAGACCCATGCTTTTCCTTTCTTAGATGACGAAGCTGTGCGCTAACACTGGCTTCTGGATCACCACTCAAGGTCGCAATCATAGATAGCGTCATGGGTACTCCGCTGCTACAAACTTTCTTCACTCTGTCTATTTGCTTGTCCAACCTTTCGTCATCTCGCTCTGGCTTATAGTCACTGCCATCAAACTTTTCCATACTCTTATCCTCTTATTGTAGTACCAAAAAAGCCCCAATAAAGGGGCTTGTTAACATGGCTAAGACTTAGAAGGGGATGTCGTCATCAAAGCTATCATCACTAGATGCAGTGCTTGTCGCACCTACTGGAGCGGCTGGTTGATCACCAGCAGCAAAGTACGGGTTGTTCTGGCGTGGCTCACCACCACCTTTCCTGCGCTCACCTGTCTGATCTTGCCAATCAGCACCCTGCACTACATGAACACCAACTGTCAGACCTTTCATCTTCACAACATCTGGAGTTGAGTGGGTATAACCTGCCTTAACTAACATTGTCTTCAGCCTACGTTGACCAATCTCCTGCGCTTCAGCAGAAGCGTTGTGAATGTTCATGTAGTCGATGACCTGACCTGACCCATCCATAGATGTAAGGGTTACAGCCAAGCGATGACCCTTACCATTCTTGGTCTTCTTGATCTCAGCATCTGCTATACGACAGATGTGTGATCCAGCCGCGAGGGTAGAGCCACCCTTGTCAGCTTCAATACCTGATAAATCTATTCCTGCTAAACCATTCCAATCGCTCATAAGTTACTTCTCCGTTGTGGCAGCGGTAGTGCTTGCCAGTTTATTAATATTGCTTTTATGTTTTGCCCACTGCTCATCATCCATCTGCATTTTTGCAAACAACACAGTGATGTCATCGCACTTCTCCACGGGCAGCAAACGTCTGCGTGGATCACGCGCCTTGGCATAGTGTCCTTGCACCTGATCAGTAACCAAGTATCGAGTCACCTTTAACTCTCCATCAACCTCCGCTGTTTTGCGTTTGCCGCAAAACACATGGTCAAACAATGCAGGTATCTGCTTACTCACCTTGCCACCCTTGACCATGGGCCAGTAGGTAGTCTGTCCGTTGTCATCTTCCTCCTCGGCTAGGAGACAGGTACACACAACATGCATGTCTAAATCTCGCATCCATTTCAAGGCAGCAATCATCAAGCGAGAGTTATCACCCCACTTATCAAACGTGTTTTTGTTGTCCTTATGTTTCTCTTCTAAGAAAGACATTAGCTGATCTGACAACTCAGTTACTGAGTCAATGAAGATAGCCTTGTATCCCATTGCTTTAAATTCTGCGGTTGTGATCATGCTCATAGTTCCGCGAAAGGAGAACACGCCTTTATCTGGTTTGTGTTCATCGTCCCAACTGGTCACAGGAATCACATCAATTGATACGAGCGACAAAGATTTTAGGCCACCCTCCAAGGAGATGATTAATGTCTTGCCGTATTCGCGTTGAACATGGATGGCTTGAGTTGTTTTTCCGAAGCCATGATGAGCACATAAGAGCGTCTTCTCGAAGTGAACATTGGCATCGGTCGTGTTTAAAACTTTAAACATTAGATGGCCTCAATTTTAAATTTAGGTTTCGCGGCTGAACGAGTTAAGGCATGAGCCAATCGATCTCGATCAATTTGTGATGCCTTTTCGTAGCGTCCCTTAGTGACAGCAAATTTAACATTCATGCACTCAGGTAAATCATCTGCTTGCTTGTATAGATCAGACATAATGTCCTGATCCCAAGTCATCTTCTCTGCGACTGTTGTCTGCACTCGTAGCTGAGAGGTCTGTACGATGTGCTCACCGACTTCTCTCATATTACTAGGCAATGACATTGATAACCCATCTGTTGCTGCGTCTAAGGCTTCCTTGGCAGCTTTGTAGCGTTGCTGAAGAAGCACAACATCTAATGCATGTTCTTCAATTCTGCTTAGAGCCTCACTGTTAACGACTTCTGTTTTGCAATTTGTTTCATGTGTTGAATCATCTTTCGATTCCGAATCAAACATTCCCATAGTTTCTTACCTCTTTTCTTTTGTAATAGTATTGATGGTGTTTGTAATCATCGATAGGATATGGCAAGATTGTCTCGAAATCAACACATTTTTTAATCAACAAGGAAAAAAGTCATGTCAGTTCAGTACAGATTAAATCTCCACCGCTTGTTTAGAGATCTGGGTGGGCCTTCGGCAATTGCCAGATACACGGGCCATCCACGCACCTCCTTCTATAGATGGATTAACACCGACAGCGTTAGCTCAAAGTTGCTTGAAGATATTAAGACGGCTTTCCCTGACATTGAGTTGGACTTTTACTTCGAGCCTATTGAAGTAAAAGAAGTGATAGCAAGGACGGGTCATATAAAAAGAGGCTTGGCCCCAAGGACGATTGATAGAGAGTTAACAACAAAAGAGAAGAATGCGCGGAAGACGTATAACAAAGAATAAGGAAGAGTATGAGTGCGGAAAATTTAGAAAGGGCATTGGAGTATTTAGAGTCGGGCTGGTCTGTTATCCCACTATCGTCTGTTGAGAAACATCCGCTAGTGAAGTGGAAGAAGTTTCAGTCAGAGCTACCAAAATGTGAGGATTTGGAGAGATGGTGGGAAGCATGGCCTGATGCAGATGTGGGTGTAATCACTGGAGCAATCTCAGGATTGTGCGTTGTTGATGCAGACAATCAAGAGTCTGTTGAACGTGCAAAACTGGAAGGTTACATCTCGCCTATACAAGTGAAGACTAAACGAGGTTGGCATTACTACTTCGCACATCCAATGGATGGAGCCATCCGTGGGCCAAGGTCAGGAATCAATAGCGGTAAGCACTGGATCGATTGCAATGGATTAGATTTTCGTGGAGATGGGAGCTACGTCAAAGCACCTCCTTCATCTGGCTACTCTTGGTCAATTCCAGAGGGCATGGACTTGCACGAGGACATGCCTATTTTCAAAGACTACATCAAGCCCCAAGCATCTGTCGATGCAGCAACGTCTGAGTTTCTTGGGCTTGAATCAATTGATCTTGCGTCACTGGCAATGGAAGGTGATTCTCGAAGAGACATCTGGAAAGAGACAGAGGACTACGCTAGACAATTCGATAGCAATAAGATTCCAATAACAGGTGGGCATGGTTGTCATGATCGGGTCTTTCAGTATTTATCTTATGCGGTTCTGGTGCATGGAGTTGGTGCAGAGCTGGAGAAGATTGGTCGTGAGTTCATGGACAAGTTTTATGAAGAGCCACTGCCAGAACACAAATTCAAAGTGAACTTGGATAGCATCCGCGAAAAGGAAATGCGGAATCATCCAGAGCGTTTCGACATAGATGGTAACTACATTCCGCGTGATCAAGGGGATGCCGATGTTGCGTTCACTTTAGATGTTGATGATGAAAAAGAAGATGAGTACATCATCAAACCTTTGACTGTTGCTGATGCTGACTCGCTGATCGAAGAGGCTGCAAGTTTTAAGTACCTTATAGAGCCGTGGTTAAGGAAGGGAAGTATCACTCAAATCTTTGGGTACTCAGGCCATGGCAAGTCGATGTTCTGCCAACACGCTATGTATCATCTGGCGGTAGGTAGAGACATGGGAGCGTATGAGGTGGAGAAGCCAGCCAATGTACTTTACTTTGATTGGGAAAACGGCAGGGCGACTATCGGCAACATGCTTAATCGTTTCCGTAATTCATTTGGGTCAACCGATAAGTTTAAAATGTGGACTCCATTCATAAGCCAGAAAGAGATTAACCTTAACGATCAGAAGGGGTTGATGGAGTTTCAGAAATGGGTGGTGCAAGTTAACCCAGACGTAGTGGTCATCGACACTGTTCGTTCTGCTTTCTCTGGACTTGAAGAGAGTAAGGCTGAGAGCTGGGCCAGAATGAATAGCATCTTACTCAAGCTGCGTAACGCTGGGTTTGCTGTCATCTGGCTGCACCATAGCAACAAGCCATCTGAATCTGGGCTTGGTCGTGAAGCAGGGAGTACCAACCAACTGACAGTGGTAGAGACTCAGATGCGCGTCACTCAGGTGTACGAAGATAAGTCTACTGCTCATCAAAACGCTGGACTGTTTGCTCCAGATGTAGCGGAGAGGGAGGGAGGGAACTGTGTCTTCCAAAGGTTCCGTCAGCAGATACCTCGTAACGCAACTATGACTGTCGTGATGGAGCTTAGATACGGAAAGGTTAGAGAGTGGTCTGACCTAATGGAGCGTGTTATGTATGTTGGATTCGCACGAGACGAGCACGACAACTCAATCGTTGTGACCTCAAAATCTCCCAAGCAAAAGGCTGAGTGGTACTACGAGAACAATCGTACACTGGAGAATATTGCTGACTCTTTACATAGACCGATACGGACAATCCGTGAGTGGGTGGGCGAATGATTGAAGCTGCGTTTTGTCTTGCACTCAATGTTTATTTCGAGACGAGGAGCCAAGGTATAGCTGAGATGATAGCTGTCTCCGAGGTTGTCATGAATAGAGTGGAGTCACCCAGATACCCTGACACTGTATGTGGGGTGGTGAAGGATGGAGTGTACTGGAATGGCTATCCCTTGAAACACAAATGTCAATTTAGCTGGCACTGTGATGGACTCTCTGATGTCCCTACAAATTTAGCTGCTTGGGAGTTATCTAAACAAGTGGCTGAAGGTGTGTTGCTTGGTAGAACTAAGGGTTCAGTGGGAAAAGCTATCCACTATCATGCTGAATACGTTTACCCATCATGGGCGAAGGTTCGTCCTATCGTAGGTAAGATTGGAGTCCATATTTTTTACGAGTAACGGACGAAAGTTATCAGTCAATCTACTCATAATGAATGCCTCCGTAAACATGGACATTCATTATGCATCTCTACAAAACAAACTCAATTGCACTAGCTAGAACAAACATAGGTGTGGCTATCGACAACGCCATGTCTGACGTTATGGGCGAACCCTTGCGTGAGATTATGTCATTACTCAAGAGCGGTGACATCGACTCCACTGCCGCACTCATTGATGACACGATGGAAGAATGCCATGACCAACTGATAAAGGATCATCTTCATAAAGCGTATGGATATTTGCAGGACATTTCTTAGCTCAAAAAAAACCAGCGAAGGAGAGGACGCTGGTTAAAACTGGCTAGCACCAGTGGACTAGGAGCATAAAGGAAACTACTTTGAATGGGTGACGTTACCCTCATCATCCATCATTCTAATTACTTTCAGTGGCCCAAAGGCTTTGTTTAAATTATCAAACCCTTCAGTTGCCCACGCAAACTTTTCTCGATTGGACTGACGCTTCTCTTCTTTGCTGAGTTTTTTATCTGTGTTCATTAATTAATTTGCGATTGTAAATTTTTAGTTTTCAAGATGGTTAAGGAGAACTTGCTTTGGAAGAACTCTCGAATCCTGTAAACGAATATCTCTGCGAAGTGAAACGAGAGCAGGAAGATATGAGAAGTGTTGCCTGTGTCTTGGTTACTTTAAAAACTAAAAATAGGGTAGCACGGATGACCTCCAAAGTCAAAATATTAAATCATATATATGGTTACAACGATGATACATTTATGTACCATGAGATCCTAAGTGAATGACTTAGGAGTGGTGTGTATGCCCAAGAAAGTTATAGTCCCAAGAAGATTTATGGAATGGTTAAGAGAAAATCATAATGACTACACGCACAAGCAACTGGCTTTCAGAGCCGACTGTTGCGTAGACACGTTGAAGCGACTATTACACAGAGAAGGACTCCAAACATTTGAGGGAGCCAAGTACGTTGCGATCAACGAGAACCCTATCAAGATGTGGAACAGACCCTGTATCCGCTGCAAGTGCGAGAAGTCTCGACCTAAGAATCAATACGTCTGCACCCCTTGCTGGGGTAGAGAATACGAAGACACCTAACCTCCTGTATCTGGCTGCTTACCATCCGCGCAGTGCGCGTATTCGTGGAAGGCACACACCTAAAGGCACACTTCCTCTGGCTGTTTGTCATCTCGCTGCGCTGGGCTGCGCGAGAGACTTATAACTAAAATGATTTATTCATGTTGTCATCATTCTGATGGTTACATATTGTTCATTAAATGTTACTCTATAAGGACATAAATGAATGAGGAAATGTCATGCAGAGTAAGGCGATAGAAGACTTAATCAATGTTGAGAACAACGTACTCGTTAACGACTCACCAGAAGTTGTCGAAGTACATGCCCATAAGTGCCTCAAAAATGCCGCTGAACATCTCTCGAATCGTGCATCGACATACGACTCACCTGATGGTGAGCGGAGCATGGGCCGCACTGTGAGCACCTTCACTTCATTAACAGGTATTGAGATGACTGAGGAGCAGGGCTGGATGTTCATGTCAATCTTGAAAATGGTTCGTAGTCAGCAGGGTACATTCAAGCTAGATAACTACGAAGATGGAGCGGCTTACTTTGCACTCGCAGCAGAAGCCGCATCGGTTGACAGGTTATGAGCATTGCAAGTAAGCCCAAGAAGGAAGCTATCGACAAGGTTCGTAGATCCAACAAAGCAGTCGTCATCTTGAGCGATCCCTCCGAGAAAGAACGCAGACCAATACCAAGGCCAAGGAAGTATTTAAAATGAAGGTGAATGTTTACCGCAATGTGAAGAAGACTCCCTCCACCCTCTCAATTAGATGTGCATCGAGTGGCCTCGTGCTTGGTCACGCACACCACGCGGAGTTAAGTGATTGTAAGTTTGTGATTCAGCTAGCAGGTCAAGCTCGCGTGAGAGAAACGCATCATAAAAATGTACACGCTTGGATAACAGGTACGCTTGAATACGTCACAGACTTTGAGTCAATCAAGGACAGGGAGCTGGACAATGATGTACTCCACATTACTGAAGAAGATCTACAACTTGTTAAAGAAGTTACTGAAGACTCTCCGAAAGTATTTAAGTTAGTCACCTCTCCAGTGACTTATAAATTAGTCGATTACAATCCCGACAAGTACGACAATTTCATCTTAACTGGTACTGACATTCCAGTGAAGACATCTGAAGCCTCCTCAGTTTATAGCGATGGAACTATCTATGCGAGAGAACCGAAGCCGTGAGTGAAGCCAATGGATTATCTCCACAGGGTTGGTGGACAACCAAAGACATTCGGATAATTACAACGCACTGGGGACACAAAGACCATCGAGAGATAGCAGCAGAACTTAAACGAACTCCAACAGCTCTGTTAATCAAGGCAAAGGATCTAGGGCTGACATCAGGAAGGTCGAGAGCAAGGACGATAGACAACCAGCAGATCAAAAGACTCATACTCAAAGGCATGACCAGCTTAGAAATATCAGTAGAACTTAATTGCTCCAAGCGGAGGATCAATCAAATAATTACTAATGACATCCCAGAGTATAGATCTCTCCGCGATGCCATCGGAAGCCTCAGAAGAAAGAGGGGTCACATATAATGTACGCCACTCAATCTTGGTTGTATCCAGATATGTATTTGGTCTCACCATTTCATATTTGCAGCGTGATAAAAGAGTGGCAACATCACAACTCTCCAACGATAGTAAGAACCGAATGGGTCACAGTACCCAATGAGAACCCCATCCAAAAGAACAACTGGTACTCGTCTCACTCTGGAGTATTTATCGGTGACGAAGATTCAGCTCGAATAATTGTACGCAATCGCAAGTGGAGACTTAATGAACTCCAACCAGCACATCCATCTCATTCATACTGCAACGTGGGCTGGAGTCGAAACCAAAACAAGATAGGTTGGGCAGGCTTCAAGAACCCGTGCGCTACTTCTCAAACAAAGAGAACCTTCTCCATTGGAGACCTGCATTACCCGAACACATTCAAAGCAGGGACGATCACTGAACTCCAAGAAGCAAAAGACTCAGCCATAAGATATGCAATCGACATCAATGGCCCAGTGCCATCCGAACTTCCAGAAGCAAACGATCCACTCCCAATTACATTCACTCCCATCGCTCCCAGTATACTGACACAGGAAACAATCAATGCCATCAATGAAAGGAATGAAACAAAAAGGCGACAACTTTGAGAGAGAACTTGCGGCTCACCTCAATCAAGAATGCTACCCAATATCTCAATGTGCATACAGAGCACCTCTCTCTGGCGGTGGTAATGTAATGACATCGGGTGGGGCTGACCTAGTAGGGACACCTGACCTATTCGTGGAGGCCAAGCGAGTAGAGAAGTGCAACTTCAAAGAAGCTATTAGACAAGCTGAGAGGAACGCAAAGGATACTCATTCACCTGAGACTCCCATCGTCATCAACCGAATGAATAACATGAAAACAACAGACTCATATTGCGTACTAAGACTCGGCCCATTCTTAAAATATTACAACGCTTGGCTACGAGAAAATGGCTACGAATAACAGGCAAAAAAAAGGGGAGC